TCGCCCTGTGCAGGCAAGATGCCCTGCTGTTGTGCGGCCATCTGCGCCATCTGCGCGGCCTGCTCCATCATCTGCTGGCGTTCAGCAGGTGAAGTACGTAGTTCAGCCGGTACGCCCAGTTTGTCAGCAACGTAATCCGCAATCGCGCCCATGCGCGGTGCCATCTGGCCTTCCGGCCCAAGCGCCGACGAAAGCTGCACCCACTGCGTAATCTTCTCGATGTCGCCCATGTTCTGCGCCTGAGCAATCGGAGACACTGGCGTAACCTTGACCTCAAGCCCGTTCACGCGCAGCGGCATCTCAATCATGCCGCGCTCGTCCATGACATACAGGATACGCGCGATCAGCGGCCCCATCGTCTCGGTAATCAGACGACCAAACGCGGAACCAAGGTTCTGCGCCAACTCCTTCATACGCTCTGCGATTTCCGTGGCGGAACGTGCCGACATATTGTCCGGCGGCAGCGTGTCATCCAGCAGGATTTTCTTAATGTTCATGCGCAGGTCGTTAATCACGATCTGCGACACGTTGAAGTCGCCGGAACGCGGCAGCATCTTCAGGCTTTCGCCCTGCGGCCCACCGTTGCGCGCCACCGGAATGATTGCGCCCGGCACGATGCGGATAGTCTGCGGGTTCAGCACACCATCGTCAGCAGCGGTATAGACGCCAGCAATCGACAGCGATGCGTTCTTCAACAGCAACTCAAGTGTCTTGTTGAGCGTTTTGATGTCGGGGATCGCTGTTACCAGCGGACCCCGACCATACACTTCGCCGGCCACTTTCATGTAACGCGCCACGATCCAAGGCGATGAATTCATCTTGCGCTGTACGATCTGCGACTTACCTTCCGGCCAAATCACATGGTAGTCGTAGTCGCCACGCTGAACGTCAAGGATCGTCGCCTCAACCAGTTCGATTTCTTCGGTCGGCTTTTCCTCAATCATGCGCGCAAGGCGGTCAGGAATCTCTGCGTCCTGCCAATGCTGCGCGATTGCCTCAGCCTTAATGCGCATGCGGCGATACACGTTATCAACCTTGCCGTGCGCGCCTTCCTCGATAGCAACGAGATACTGCGGCACAGACGTAAAGCGGATAGGTGTTACCTCATCGCCGGGCTGCACAAGCATGACCGCCGTGCCCACGGCCAAGTCCATAAGGAACTCGCCCATCGCCAAGTCAAAGTTGGACTGACGCAGCACGGAGAACATCTTGTCCGCATACAGGTCGAGGGCGGCTTGGGCCTCAAGCTGACGATCAACAGGAATGTCAGGGCCGGGTTCAAGGCGACACCAGCGGCCATACGGCGGGAAAAGGCCAGCTTGGATACGGTTCGCAAACCGTTGCGTCGCATTGATCGCGGTGGAGTCAAAAACCCGCGCCATCTTGTTCTGGCCCGGCGACCCGCCGCCCTCGTAGTAACCGTCATACAGATTGCGCTGCGGCAGAGCAAACTCGTAGCAATCCTCGTAAATCTGACGCCAGTTATCCTTGCGACGCTGCGCAAGGTCGTGGCGCTTCATAATCTGTTCGACAGTAAGCATGGCTAACTCTTTTTATGACGCGCGGCAAAGTTTGCAGCGGCTTCTTTCGATCCGAAGCCCCAAGCCCGCAACGCAAGCGCAAGGCGCGTAGGCTTACCCTTCTCGTCCTTCATCGGACCCTTCATCCCGGCAAACCGTGCAGCAAAAGAAACGCGACGCGGATTGGTGCCAGACTTGACCGGCTCCTTCAGGTTGCCGCCTTCCTTGCGCTCGAAGTATTTACGGCCCGCTTCATTCAGGCCACCCTTCGGATTTTGGTGCGCCTTCTTAACCACGAGCAGCCCGCATGTTGTCAATCAGATTGGGGTACGGGCGACCAGCTTTCTTCGCCGCACGCATGGCAGAACGCTTCTGCTTAGAAGACAGTGACTTGGGCTTACCCAAGTCTTTCGGTCGCTTCTTGTCCCAAACCTGTTTCATGCCATACCTTTAGGTTTCGGCTTGCCAGCCTTGCGCATCGAAATTGCGACAGCCTGCTTCATAGGCTTGCCCTCTTTCATCAGCATCTTAATGTTCTGACCAATCGTCTTGTCAGACTTACCGGATTTAAGCGGCATAGTTTTTCTTTCGCTTCATGGTCGTCTTCATGCTGACGCTTTCAATACGACCACCGTACTGCTTGGAATATTCCTTCGCCGCAGCCATGCCCGCCTTCGTGTAGGCAAAGGTGCGGGTCTGGCCGTTTTTGAGAACGACCTTCGGCATCATCCCGATCCTAACGTGGTCTGTAATTCATCATCACGCACCGCGCCGCCCGGCCCCAGCAACGGACGACCAACGCGACGCGCACGCCTAGCAGCGGCACGGCGGCGATCATCTTCTTCTTTAGCAGACAGCTTTGGCTCGGATTTTGACTCTACCGCAGCAGGCGCGGGAGCAGGTGCGGCGACTGGCGCGGCAGCAGGAGGGCGAGCGGGAGCAGGAGCCGGCTTGCGAACAGGAGCTGGCTTTGGAGCAGGAGCTGGTGCTGGAGGCTTAGGTTTAGAAAAAACCTTACTAACAATCGGAACACCACCCATCATCCTACTCCTAATGTCGTCCGAATACCAAGCTGCGGGTTCTCACGTTCCGGCGAAAGCAGCAGGCGCTGACCGCCAATCTGGCGCGCACGCCGCTGTGCCGCAAGCCGCTCTTTCTGCTGGCGCTCCTCCTCGTCAAGACGCTCCTCCTGACGCTCCTGCGCAGCCGTTGTTTCCGGCGCGGCCTGTGCAACCTGCTGTGGCGTCGGCGGCGCTGGCAACGCGGCGGGTGCTGGCGCCGGGGCCGAAGCCTGAGGCGCACCAAACAATCCACCGATCAATCCACCCATTATCCGGTCCTCGCAAACATGACATAATCCGCGCCATCCGGTCCATAGCCCCGCAAGACGCCTTCCTCCGCGAACTTTAACGCGCGCGCCCATCGCATTGCAATAGTATTTCTACTATCTACGACAAGTTGTAATCGGTGTAATTGCATATCGCTATAGATTATATTGAAGTATCGTAGTGCGCCTCGTGTAATCGTAATAGGATTTGTTTCAACCTGATATGAAGTTAATAGCCAGCCCTCTGCTACACCATCCCAGATTGGATATGCGCCCCAACAGCAGGCGATTTCGCCCTGATACAGCGCGCTATAGCTATGCTCGCACGCCCCAAACATTTTGACGCGCTCGATATAATCGGGGAAATTCTTGAAGTATTCTTGCTCAAACGGACGTAATCGCATGAGCTTCACATGCGCCCAATGAAACGGCACAACCGTTACGGCGCGATTGTTCGTAATGTTTGGCATCAAGCTACAAAAGTGCTATAAAATAGACGTACATGATGGTTCTCCTTAGTCATGTTTCTCCCTGAACTTGGGGCGCGTCAGCCAGAGATGCGCCCCAGTTTTTTTACGCAAATACGTTGAAGTCTGTCTTCGCTTCCATCTGCTTGAACAGCGGCTTGCCATTCGGGTTGCGCGTCAGGCGGCGATGCTCGCCACCACCCAGCATTAGGTAGCCATACGCATCACCCACATGCGAGTGATCGTTCTTCGACGGCACGTCGCGGAAGCGTTCCTGCCCCGCACCAATCGCCATACGCTTGAAGTGATACCCGCCCGCCAGTGACTTACGCACGCGGTTGCAGTCTTTCGACACAAGCAAGCCGGGACGACCGTCAATCAGACGGTTCATCGGCATTGCCCCAGCTTCACGACGAACCATAAAGTCGTTCGAGTTCGTCGGTTGTGCGCGCAGACCTAGGGTCCGTAGGTGGTCGAACGCCGTTACCTCGAAGATTTCATCGCGCTTACCACCGGCAGGGTCGCCCCAGATAAGCACGTCGCTCTTGGGAAACTTCGTGCTTATGTCTGCCATGAGGTGATGAGCAAATCGCTCAAGCCCCATATCAAACGCTACCAATTCATGAACGATATGCCAACGCCCATTTGGCATCTTTTGTCCAAACACCGCCGCTGGCGTCAGACCAAAGTCAAGCCCTATATG